GGTTATCTTATATTTAGTTATGTTAGCAGTTGAGAATGTAGACACGGTATTCTAGACACCCGAAGACGCATTGCCAATTACTAATTATCAATTATTCATTAACAAATAAAAACAAAAACAAATGGCTATTAATTTAGATGCTATCAAGCAAAAACTCAATTCGTTACAAAACGTAACAACAAAACAAAACAACCTTTGGAAACCAGAACCTGGTACCCAAGTAGTACGTATAGTACCCTTTCAGCACAACAGAGAAAATCCGTTTATCGAACTTTATTTCCACTATAACTTCGGTGGTAAGTCTGTGCTTTCTCCAATGTCATTTGGTCGTCCTGACCCAATCTTAGAATTCGGTGAAAAATTAAAATCAACAGGTAATTCTGATGATTGGAAAGCTGGTAAAAAATTAGAACCAACTATGCGTTGTTATGTTCCAGTAATTATCCGTGGTAAAGAATCAGAAGGCGTTAAATTTTGGGGCTTTGGTAAATCAGTTTATCAAGAGTTATTAGGATTTATTGCTGACCCTGATTATGGAGATATTACAGATCCAATGTCAGGTCGTGACATTTCAGTTGAATTCAAAGCAGCTGATCAAACTGGTAAATCATTTCCAGAAACTTCAATTCGTGTTAAACCAAATCAAACTCCAGTAACTGACAACAAAGCAGTATTAGAGAAGTTAGGTAACCAACCTAAAATTTCAGATTTGTTTAAAGAATACTCGTATGAAGAAATGACAACAATGTTGCATAATTGGTTAGACCCAGAAAATGCAGCAGAGGAAGCTCCAAAATCAGATACAAAATCTGCTAAACCTTCTAACTCAAATAAAGCTGGTTTAGAAGAATCTGCTCCCGTTGCCAATGTTGACGACGTAGCATCAGCATTCGATTCATTGTTTAATAACTAAAAAAAGTGACCGAATGGTTACGACAGTAAAACTATGGCAAAAAGTAAAGCAATAGTTAATGACGGAGAAGTGCAAGATGATTTAGCTTCGGTATTAGCAGACAATCTTAATAAGAAATTTAAAAGCTCAAATTATAAAGTAGCTTATTTCTTAGAAGGTGATACAGACGCTCCCTCTGAAGTATCTGAATGGATTTCAACCGGCTCGACAATGCTCGATTTAGCGATTAGCAATCGTCCTAATGGAGGACTTCCAGTAGGAAGAATCATCGAGATTACCGGTTTAGAAGCATCAGGTAAATCACTCTTAGCAGCTCATGCATTAGCTGACACTCAGAGAAAAGGTGGATTGGCAGTGTATATTGACACTGAAAATGCAATCTCCCGTGAATTTTTAGAAGCTATAGGAGTTAATCTTAAGGATATGTTATATGTCCCTTTAGAGACTATAGAAGATATCTTTGACGCTATGGATAGCGTTGTGGAGTCTGTAAGAAAGTCTTCAAAGTCAAGAATAGTTACTATAGTAGTAGACTCCGTTGCTGGCGCTTCTACTAAACAAGAAATGGCTGCTGATTATGATAAAGACGGTTGGGCAACTTCAAAAGCAATTATCTTATCAAAAGCAATGCGTAAAATTACTAACTTTGTTGGTAGAGAGCGTATTTGTCTTATATTTACAAATCAGTTACGTACTCGATTAGGGGTTACGTTTGGAGACCAATGGACAACTTCAGGAGGTAAAGCAATTGCTTTCCACTCTTCAGTTCGTCTACGATTAAAATCAGTTGGTCAAATTAAATTAGCTAAGTCTGCAGATAAGCCAGAGGCTGTTGTAGGAATTACAACACGAGCTCAGGTAGTTAAAAATCGTATGGGCCCGCCTTTACGATCTGTAGATTATGACATTTATTTTGATTCAGGAATTGACGACTATGGTAGTTGGTTAACAATGATGAAGAATTATAATTTAGTTTCTCAGGCAGGCGCATGGTATACATATACTAATACAGAAACTGGGGAAGTAGTTAAATTTCAATCAAAAGACTTTAAGTCTAAGTTAATTGACGATCCGGAAATGAAAGAGCAAGTTTATAAAACAATTTGTGAAAAGTATATTCTTAATTATAAAGCTGGAGATGACTTCGGTATCGATGATATTGAAATCGAAACTGAATTTGAAGGCGAAGAATCATAAAAATAAATGAAAGGTTACGCAGAATTATTAAAACAAGTTCGCGAAGACCACGAAAAGCGAAGTTCAGGCCTAGGCAAAGACGATAAAGTCTTAATTGTCGATGGTCTGAACTCGTTTATTCGGGTTTTTAGCGCAGTTCCTTTAGTCAATGATGACGGGGAACACATTGGTGGCTATATGGGGTTTTTAAGATCCATAGCTGCTGTAATTAGACAATTCAAACCTACTCGAGTAATCATTACCTTTGATGGTAAGGGTGGATCTGCACGAAGAAAAAAGATGCACTCTGGTTATAAAGAAGGACGATCAATGTCTACAAGATTCAATAGAAGAGGTGATGCCGGAGAGCTTACGCCGGAAGAAGAAATTGCTTCTATGAGACTTCAGATGAGTAAATTATCTGAATATTTAGAATGTCTTCCTATTACACTTATTTCTATTGATAATATCGAAGCAGATGATACAATTGCTTATTTGGCTACTAATGTATTTAGACCAAAAGGAAGTGAAGTAATCATTATGTCAGACGATAAAGATTTTATACAATTAGTTGATGAAAAAACTTCAGTATGGAGACCTGTAGAAAAGAAATATTACACTCCTAAAGAAGTTCATGAACGATTTGGTATTCCGTCACATAACTTTATACATTATAAAGTATTCATGGGTGATGCATCGGATAACATTAAAGGAATCAATGGCATTGGCATTAAAACAATGCAATCTAAATTTCCAGTATTGTTAGAAGATAAACACATTACTTTAGATGCAATGCTTGAATATTGTAATACTAGGAAAGACGAACATAGAATATATAAGACTGTATTAGAAAATGAAGCGACTATACGTCTTAATTGGTCATTAATGTCGTTGGAAGATTTAGACATTTCGTCTAATTTCAAGTTGATGATAACTGATATGGCAGGTAGAGATATTCCAAAACTAGATACATATAATTTTAAAAAGATGTTCATGTTAGATCGCGCGTATACTGCAATACCAAATGTCGATACTTGGTTAGCGAATAGCTTTAATACTTTGGCAGCATTTAGCCGGTAAAAATTAGGAACATTAAAAAGAAAATTATATATTTAGTTTATGTCAGACAAATTAACGAATTTTGGTTACGGGTTTCAGATAAAGGTAGTATCGTCGTTACTAACTGATAAAGCATTTTTGCAACAGGTTACAGACATTTTACTACCAGACTTCTTTGAATCAGAAGCTAACCAATGGATTGTAGAAACAATCAATAAGTATTTTAGGGAGTATAAAGTCCCTCCAACATTAGATGTATTTAAAATTAAAGTTCAAGAAATTGATCGAGATGTTTTAAAGGCATCTATTATAGAATGTTTAAAAGACGCATTTAAGTATATTGAAGCTGAAGATTTAGAATTTGTTAAAACCGAGACTGTAGACTTTTGTAAAAATCAATGTATTAAAAGAGCAATTTTAGACTCTGTAGATTTATTAAATAAAGGTCGTTATGAAGAAATTAAAGCTACTATTGACACTGCAATGAAAGCAGGTGCTGATAAAGAAGTTGGTCATGAATATAACACAGCTGCAAATGTTGAAGCTCGATATGCTGAAAATGTTAGAAGTACAGTTCCAACGCCATGGCCTGTTATTAATGATTTAGCAGATGGAGGTTTTGGTAAAGGAGAGTTAGTAGTGTTTGTAGCTCCTGCAGGTATTGGTAAATCATGGGGTCTTATTAATGTAGGAGCTCATGCAGTTAAGCAAGGATTGAATGTAGTTCATTATACATTAGAGTTAAATGAAGGGTATGTAGGTCAACGTTATGACGCAGTATTAACAGGTATTGCAAATCAGAATTTGAAATATAATTTAGATGAAGTTGCAAATACAGTATCCAAATTAAAAGGAAATTTAACTATTAAGTATTATCCTACTAAAACAGCTTCTTGCTCGACAATTAGAGCTCATATTGAAAAGATGATTATGCTAGGTAAAAAACCAGATTTAGTAATTGTCGATTATGCTGATTTGTTAAGAGGAGCTGTAGCTAGAAAAGAAATGCGTCATGAGTTAGAATCTATATATGAAGATTTGCGTGGAGTTGCTGGTGAGTATGAAGTGCCAATGTTTACTGCATCACAGGCTAATAGAAGTGCATTAGAGCAAGATGTTATTGAAGCTGATAAAATTTCAGAGTCTTATTCAAAGGTAATGATTGCAGACTTTGTATTGTCATTGTCAAGAAAAGTTACGGATAAAATAGCAGGTACAGGTAGATGGCATATCATTAAGAATCGATTTGGACCTGACGGATTAACACTTCCAGCTAAAATGAATATGTCAAACGGTCAAATTCATATCTATGAAGAAACGTCAGTTCAAGGAAAAGACACTAATAAACAAATGCAATCAGGGGAAGATCTTTTAAGGAAAAGCTTATTACAAAAATATAAAGAAGTATCAGGAGATTCTTTGGGTTAACGAATAATTATATAACCCGATGGGAAGTATCTAAACTAAAACAGTAAATTAATTATGGAATTATCAAACGAAATTTTATCGGACATCACCGTCCATATGAAGTATGCACGGTTTCGACCAGAGCTACAACGTCGAGAAACGTGGGAAGAGTTAGTAACTCGTAACAAGGAAATGCACATCAAGAAGTATCCGCATTTAGAAGCAGAGATTGAAGAGACGTATAAATTCGTTTACGATAAAAAAATATTACCTTCAATGCGCAGTTTGCAATTTGGTGGTAAGCCTATTGAGATTTCTCCAAACAGAATCTACAATTGTGCTTATTTACCTATTGACGATTGGAGAGCATTCGGAGAAGTAATGTTTTTATTGCTAGGCGGTACAGGCGTAGGGTATTCAGTTCAAAAACATCACGTAAGTGATTTGCCTGAAATTAGAAAACCAGACGCAAAAAAGAATAGAAGATTTTTAGTAGGAGACTCTATTGAAGGTTGGGCGGATGCAATTAAGATGCTAATGAAATCTTATTTTCATGGAGGCGCATCTATTAACTTTGATTTCTCAGACATTCGTCAAAAAGGATCAATGTTAGTAACATCGG